TGGGCTTGCCACGAACGAGCGCATGGATTGCGATAAAAATACGGCAAGCGAATCGAATCACGCATTTACGAAATGTTTAACTTTATCGGAGTGAAAGGAGAAGACCTACGCAAATAACAGAACAATGAACTACAAACTGAAACACTTGGCTAAGTTCTGCTGCAAGCCAGCAAGCTAAATTGAATTTGAAGCGGTTAAGATGGCTGCTGAAATTAACGATATGGAAAAGACAGTAACAAAAGAAGAAGTTGAACGGGTGCTTCAAAGTAAGCTACCATCTAAGTATTATTCCGAAATGGAGTCAATCCTAAACGAACTGTTCCCGCCTGAGTTTAAGGCTGGGGATTATCTAACGCCTATTGAAACCAATGGTACATTAAGCGCAAATACAGGAGATATTTGCATTGTAGATTCTATTGATGCTAAATATGTCTATGTGGAATGGATTACTTCTGTAAGGAAGGTTAAAGTAGGTTACGGTAGATTTAACTTTCGCCACTCCACGCCCGAAGAGATAGCGGCTGATGAGTGGGAAGAGGGGAAAGGTTATAAGGTTTGGTTTGGTGAAATTGAAGCTGTTAGAGTTGCGTCAAGTGAGGTTGGAAGATTTTATCCGAACGGAGAATTTAAAGGAAAAACACTTAAAGGCGACAAATACGAAAAGCTATGAACTTCAAAACCAACGATGACGGCACAGAGGTTACACTACATAAGAGAGATTAAGATGGAACTTACAGGAAAGAATAAAGAACGGTTTCAGCAATACTTAGAATGTATTGACTTTAGTGGTGTTAAAATGGAAGAATACTACTTAACAAACTGGTTTAGAGATTTACCCCTATCAATGCAATTCGGAGTTTACCAAGACTATGCTGATAGCTTGGATATTGAGGTGTTAATAGTAAAAAGCAGAGCAAGCAGTCATTACAGAGCTTCAATAATAGGTACAGGGAAATATACAAAATGGTTTGAAACCCGCGATGAAGCCCGTAAAGCCGCTATCAAAGCGTTTGATGAGATTGTGAATGGATAGCACAACGGCATACTATGAAATCGTGCAATGTTTCATAGTACAGGTTGTGCGGTTTAACGTACTTTTAGTATTGCGAATCGCGAATTGAAATAGAATTAAGTTGAATAGTGCGGAGTAGCACACTAAATCAGAGAAGATGAAAATAAGAAAAGAAGCAGAAGCTAGGGCGATGGAGTTGTTTCCAATTCATCCAGAGTTTGACGTTGACAGATTGAAACCACTCAGAGAAGCATACTTGCAAGGATGGGAGGATATGCAAGTAGCAATGGATGCTAAACAAGCTGCTGATGAAGTTGACAAAGACAAACAGACCTGTGGATTCTGCGTTGAACAAGCTACGGAATTACCAAACGAAAAACATTCTGAAACCCTTGAAAACAAAGAAGATGAGGGTTCGGAGTTACCTTCGGAAAAGCACTAAAATAAAAATCACTACATTTAAGCCCGTGAAAGAACAAGCGGCAATCGACCTACTCAAAGACGAGGAACTACACGAACTCGCTCAGAAGTTATGCAATTGCCCGGATGACCTTATCCAAGAGGTGGTTCTTCTTCTGCTGGAGATGTCCGAAGAAAAGTGGCAACAGATAAACGAAGGCGGCTATCTTAGATTCTACGTGGTCAGAACGATGATGACAATGGCTACCAGCAAACGCTCCAGCTTCTCCAAGTTATACGACCTCCACAACCACAAGAAGGTAGACCACGAGAGAGAAGATTACGACTGGGAGAAAGAGGACGACATTGCCCTTTTGGAGACCCTGATTGACGAACTGCATTGGTATGACCGCGAAGTCCTGAAACTATGGCTCGAAGAAGGAAGCTACCGAAAGGTAGGCAAGAAGGTAGACATACCTTACAAGTCCATAGGAAACACCGTAAACAAAGCACTTGACCAACTAAGAGATAATTACTATGCTATACATCTTGAGCGCATTATCCGCGAGCGTTTCCGCTTACCTATGGATTGAGGTATTCGCAATTGACCTACTTCTGAAAAGCTGGATGGGGATGGACGAAAGCCAATCGTTTAAACCGTTGGACTGTCGACTGTGTATGTCGTTTTGGTTCGGGGTTGCGATGAGTTGCTTCCATACTCCTGAGGCACTTTTATACGTACCTTTGCTGAGTGTGTTATTTGAGAGATTGATGTGGAGGTTCGAACTATAACGGAGTATTTGAAACAAGACCCTGACTGGGCTAAAATTCTAACGATGGACAAAAATGAGATTTTGCTATTTATAGCTGAGAGGCTCGAGCAAATTACGATGATGGAACAGGGGCGGTACTCGGGAAAAATCACGAGAGAAGAGCAGAAGCTCTACCAAGATGCCTGGTCATACATCGACCCGAAAGCTAAGGTCTGTTTCACTTGTGGACGAACGCCTCAGTTAATGAGTGTTGCACTTTTAAACTTTTACCAATGCCAGCAAGACAATGCCCTAACGGAAAATGGAGGTGGGGAAACGGAAACTGCATCTACGACTCCAAAAAGGAAGCGGAGAAGGCGGGGGTCGCAATCGAAATAAAACGGAGGTTAGATGAAAAGAAGTGAGAACTACGGGCTGTATATTACGCAGAACACCTATCAAATGAAATGGTACTGCTTCAACCGAGAAGCCGCCAACGCATATTGGAACGGCAAACCTTGCAAGAAAGCCGTAGGAGACACTCCACAACAAGCACTTTCAAACTACAAGAATGGAAAGTTTACCTATAAGTAAAGTTAGACCAAACTCGGAGAACCCGAGATACATCAAAGACGAGAAATTCAAGAAGCTGGTTCAATCGCTCCGGGACTTTCCTGAGATGGCTAACGTCCGACCGATAGTCGTTAACCAAGAGATGATAGTCTTGGGCGGTAATATGCGGCTCAAGGCAATGCAAGAAGCTGGCTGGTCAGAGGTACCCGTTCAAGTTGTTGATTGGTCAGAGGAAAAGCAAAGGCGATTCATAATTTCTGACAACGTAGGATTTGGAGAATGGGACTGGGACGAGTTGGCGAATACTTGGGATGCTGAAGAACTCAAAGACTGGGGTCTTGACGTTTGGCAACCCGAAGAGGAAGTTGACTATTCAGGAGCAAACCAAGAAATAGACGTTGATAACCTTGACGGCTTAATGACCATCAAATTAAAATACACCGAAGAAGATTACTGGAAAGTAAAAGAAGCACTTTCTAAAGTAGCCGAAACTCCTGAGCAAGCAGTTTACAAACTATTGAATTTATGAGCCACAAATTTCCGTACAAATGGAATCTTGCAGACGGTTACCCAGCCAAAGGAATAGAAGCGCACGGTCTTAAAGTATTCGGAACTTTTATTTGTGGTGGTGGTTCAACTATGGGTTACAAATTAGCTGGATTTGACCACATCGGAGGCGTTGAAATAGACCCGAAAGTTGCGGAGGTTTACAAGGTCAACCATAATCCGAAGCATCTATTTATTGAGGATATTCGAGAGTTTAACCAAAGAAAAGAACTACCCGAAGAACTTTACAACCTTGATATATTAGACGGCTCTCCGCCTTGTTCGTCTTTCAGTATGGCTGGAAATCGAGAAAAGGATTGGGGCAAAGAAAAAGTATTCAGAGAAGGTCAGGCAAAGCAACGGCTTGACGACCTGTTTTTTGATTACATAGCACTTGCAAAACGGTTACAACCGAAAGTTGTAATAGCTGAAAATGTAAAAGGGATGCTTCAAGGAAATGCTAAAGCATACGTCAAGCGAATCAAGTCAGAATTTGAAGCTGCTGGTTATGTAGTTCAGTTGTTTCTGCTTAATGCGGCATCAATGGGTGTGCCACAGAAACGGGAGAGGGTGTTTTTTGTATGTCAAAGGAATGATTTGAACTTACCTAAGTTGAAGTTGAGGTTTGATGAAAAGCCTATACTATTTGGAAAATTTGCATACTTAGACAAAACACAAGATTCCAAAACTACTGAAACGGCATTAAAATACTGGCCTTTATGCAAACAAGGTAGTTCTTTTAGCAGCGTAGCAAATGGTAGTTTTTTTAACTGGATAAAATGCTCAGATAAAAATGTTATGCAAACAATACCAGCACAAACTAACTACCATTATCACAGCACGATTAACCGACCGTTAAATAAATTTGAATATTGCATAGGTGGAACATATCCTTTGGACTATAACTTTAAAGACATAAAACCAAACTATCTAATTGGTATGTCTGTTCCTCCAGTTATGACTTCACAGATAGCGCATCAGATTTATTTACAATGGTTTAAAACAGCAGAGTAACAGCACAATGGCAGCAAAGGACATAGAGGAACATCAGTTCAAAAAAGGACAGAGCGGCAACCCGAAAGGCAGACCGAAGAACGTGGAAACTCTGCTAAAGGAACACTTCTTAGACGAGCATAACGTCAAGCTGTCGAAGGGTCAGGTTCAGGACATCATAAAGAACGTACTCGGAAAGTCAAGGAGCGAGTTGGTGGAGTTGGCAAAGAACGACCAACTACCTTTTTGGATAGCGTTGATAGCGAAGAAAGCGCAAAGGGACTACGAGAAAGGAAGCATCCACATTCTCGATGTTCTGTTTGATAGGGTCTACGGCAAGCCAAAAGAGGAGGTAGAGCAGACCGTTAATGGTGGTAAGCCTGACCGAATAGACATAATTATTCACGAGCCAAAGGATGACAATTGAGGGAACGAGAGTTTTTCGCAAACTATGGCAAGCCCTTAATGATAAATCCATTCGGGGAATTGTGCTTGAGGGCGGTTCACGTAGTTCCAAGACGTGGAGCATCTGCCAATCCATCTACCTTACAGGACTACAAGAACCGAAGAGAATTGCAATTGCGAGGTTCAGGCGTACGTGGATTAAGCCGACCGTACTCGACACCTTCAAGAAAGTACTTCAGAGCCTTGAGGTATGGGAGGATGAGGCGTTTAACAAGACCGATTTAATCTACTCCGCTCACGGGTCTACATTTGAGTTCTACGGGCTTGACGATAGTCAGAAGCTGCACGGTATCGAAACCGACTACTTTTGGCTGAATGAGGCGATTGAAACCAGCAAGGACGACTTCGACCAATTAGAGCAGAGATGCAAAGGGAAATGGATTCTTGACTACAACCCTTCAACAGACGAGCATTGGATTTACGACAACGTCTTGAAACGGGATGATGTGGTGCTTATCCATTCCACGATGCTGGACAATACCTTTCTCGACCAACACATTAGGGACAAAATCAACAGCTATGAGCCGACACCTTTCAACATATCACGAGGCACGGCTGACGAATACAAGTGGAAGGTCTACGGATTAGGACAGAGGTCAAGAAGAGAAGGCGCCATCTACGAGAACTGGCAAGAAACCAAAGAGTTCCCGACCGGGTACAAGTGGAAAGCCTACGGGCTGGACTTCGGGTTCACTAACGACCCGACTGCATTGGTGGAGGTACTCTACCAAGATGGCAAACTGTGGGTTCGTGAGGTGC